CCGGCGCCCACCGACACCCGTGTCAGCTCCAGCGGCGCACCGAGTGCCATGCAGGCGGCCAGGATTTCACGGCCCATGGTTGTAGGTTTGTATCCGTAATCCAAAATTGATGCCCTCCTTTTCTCTGTTTTATTCTGCCGGGAGCTCCGGCACGGGAATAGTGGTAATATTCATGGTGCGCCCGCCGACTCTGCCTGTGTAAGTCATTCCAATGCCATCTGGTATATTGGGCACAGGGAGAGACGCTCCAGGAGAGAAACCTCCACCCGCTTGGACGGAGCCATTGAATATGAGTTGGTCCTTGATAGCCGGGGCTGGCAGGCAGGAAACCGCAGCCATAGGCCCGCCGAAATAAATTGTCCTTTGGAACTTGAATGCATCTTCCATAGGTGGGATCGGCTGGCTAGTAATTGAGTTCAGATTTCCCCCAGCATGAAGCGTATTTTCAAAGTAGAAGCGATCTGACAACTGCGGCAGGGGAAAGCGTACAACCGATGCCATTAGCCCGCCAAGCCGGAGCGTAGCGGGCTCTTTGGCCCGTAGGACCACAGAGTATTCAAAATTCTGATGGGACGGTTTTTTCTTCCTGATCTCCTTGATCACCTTGGGCATATTCATCCCCAAGGCTACCCCATCAATAGTAACTCGAAATGTGTAATCGTCTACATTCTCCGTTACTGTAGATGTTCTACCTGTCAGACTATCGACTATCTGCTCCATTCGAGCAGGATTCATCGGGAGCCGTGCCCCACGCTTCATGATGATGTTCCGCCGCCTGGTTTCAAGGTCGTCAGTGGGCTTCGGGGTGATGGCATATCGCCGCTCCCAATATCCAATGGCCCAAGTGGTCCGCTCTGGAAAAGGCTGCTGGCGCAGCTCTTCAAAATACTCCCTGGCCTCGCCCATTTCCAGCCCCATGATCTCAAATATCCACTTCCCGACATAGGATCTCTGGTAGATAGGCGAGACACGCTCCATCATGCGGATTGCCGTTTCATTGGTTGGGAAATGATCCAGGTCGATTGCCATTACCCGCCCACCTCCCTCGGGATGCCCAGGTCAATGGACACGGTACCGGGGTATTCGTCCAGAGCGATGGTGATGTTCTCGATGCCTCCGTTCATGGTCAGGTGCGTAAAGTCGTAGATGCCAGGGGCCTGGGTGATGATAGCGTGAATCTTGATGTACTGCACCAGCCCCTCATCCTTAGCCTTGGTGTAATACTGCTGAATGGCTGCCGCAATATTGTTGGCCACAGTAGCAGCATCATAGCCATCCTCCAGGACTGCCTTTAAGGAATAAGAAATTTCCTTCATGGTGGGGGCTACAACGGTTAGGATGGCCCCAATAGGCGCCTTTCTGTTGAGCCGGTCATCCGGCGATATGATGTGGTCGTAGACCAGCTTCAGGATGTGGTCATTGGCTGGCTCTCCGTTGGAGTCCAGCACCACTAGCTTCACGCTGTTTTTTACGTCCGGGTCCCAATTGGCAATGACGAACGAATTTCCAACGCCAGCGACCTCCTTAGACCAGCGGATATAGTCCGCATCGCAGCCGACAAATCCAGTGTCGAGCCCCTGCTCAATTTCCATGATCCGGGCCCGCAGGCTGTCATCGCTTTCCTCCTCGGTGCCGCCAGAGGCTTTCTCTGGGTTCTTAATGGCGGTGATGCCCTGCATGGGCGACACCATCAAAACAATGGCATCGGCAGGGACATTCCCACTGGTTCCGGGCAGCACCGCCAGGACGCCGACAGTGGCCTTGCCGTCCTCCGCGATCTCGACGGCCTCCTCGGTGCGGTATTCGATGGCGGGCTGGGAATTGACCGAGGGCACCGCGAAGGCAAACCCGGCCGGGATGCTGGTGCCGGGGATTCCCTCAATCTCTACCTTAGCGTAGGCATACCCGGCAGCGCGGCGCTTCAGGCAGACGCGCTTGGCGTGGAGGTCCAGGTATTCACCGTAGGACCACTCCGGGAACATGATTTTTAGGGTTTCCACCAAGTGGAATTGCAGAAGCTCCGCCTTCTCCAGCGCTGTGGGCTTGGTAAAGTCCCATGGAAAGCCGCCCTCGGTATCGTCGATGTCCGGCGGGAGCCTCGCCATCATCCGTTTGTGGATGGTTTCCGCATCCTGATTTTTCAACCAGTCAGGGATGATAAATTCGGCCATGTGTTCACCTCCTGTCACAGTGGGATATTGACGCTGATGACCTGTTCCTCCCAATCCTGCCCCTTGACGTTGAAGGTGCAGCTCAGGGTTTCGTTTTGCCAGGAAAAGACATAGTCCCTGACATATTCTGTTTTAGGGTTTACCATGAGCGCCTCGTTGATGGTGCGCTCGATGGCGCTTTCCACCGCCGCCCGGTCCGCCTGAGCGAGCGCCTCGATCATTTCGGTGCCGATGTCGGTGGTGTAGGACAAACAGGTGAATCGCTCTGTCATAACCACCTTCAGACACCATTGGCGGTAGGCCTCCCGGCCATCAGCTGGGACCATATTGCCGGAGCCGTCTCGGAGGAAGTCACCAGTCTCATAGTCGAAGTTGACGCTATGTCGATATTTTCTCTCCTTGGCGGCGGTGAGCACATTGATCTCGGGTACCGGAAATACCGGGAATAAGTTTTCTGCCATAGGCCGCCCCTCCTTACAGCACCGTGGCGGGGAGAACCAGGTCGATCACAACGGCATCATTCTGCACCCAGGCAACCAGAACGCGATCCCCAGGCTTCAGCTTCCGCATCTTCTCCGGGATCAGCACATGATGCTGGTGCATACCGTCCGAGCTGTCCCCGCCAGCGGTCCGCTGAGACGGGATTGGTGGGTCCGGCGCGGCCCCAGTGGCCTCTCCGACGGTGCCGCTGACAGTGCAGCCACATGAGCCAGTTTCGTTGATGGTCTTGTGGATGTGCGAACCACTGTGCGATAGGCCGATATCCTGAGTCTTTGCCAGGATGTCGTGAGTCGGCCCCAGGGTGAGCTGGCGGCAGACCATGTAATCCGTCTTAGGAATGGGGATAGGATAGGTGTTGGTCAGCAGACTGTAGTCCGGCTGAATTTCCCCGAAGTCGAGAAGGAGGGCGCTGTTGGCGTCCTGGTTCTGCCGAATACGGCCCTGAATGGCCTGCGCCAGATGGTTAATGCCGGGGTTTCCCTCCGCAGGGTTCATGTGTGCTCCCTCCTTTATGCTGCAGGGACAACGCCCATGGTCATGGTGGCATTGGCCGCATTGTGCTGAATCGACTTGATGATAAAGTAGCCCTCCCTCGTCCGGGTCTTGGCGTGGATTTTGTCACCCTTTCGGATGGTGGGCACGTCCGGGCCCTGGAAGCTGATGGTGTTTTCCGGGTCCCCGTGCTCATCGAGTATCTTCTGCGCCTCTGCCTTGGCAGTGCCGAGATCATCGTCCTCCTGACGGTTATAGATGCGCTGTCGGATTCCGAACTCGGTCCTGCCGTCGATAATCGCCTCCGCAGACTGCCGCCCCTCAGCATCTTCCTTGCCCACCACCTTGACACGGGTGATGAGGTTCTGTGTGCTGATGGCGTCCTTGGTGACGGTCAGGCTGGTATCCTCGTCGAAGTGGTAAATGGTTTCATTACTTCCCAGTTTCAGAACGCTGGCGGCCCCCTTGCTCGCCCGCACGACGTATTTCTCCGCGCCATGCTTCACGGCGGTGTCCAGGAGGTCCATAATGATGTCCGCAAGGAACTCGTTTTTATACAGCGTCTTGGCGTGGGCCACATCCGGCCCAGTGTACTCCCCAAGTGGAATTCCCCAATCGCTGAACACGGCCGAAATTGCGGCCTTGGTGCCCGTTCCTGCGGTAATGTAACGGTTGTCCTGGCTTTTTTGGAGATTGAACAGCTCATCATAGGCCAGGACGGAGAATGTGTCCGAGCTGCCGGTGTTGTTGGTGTCCCAATCCACGATGGTCCCGCGGGCCACCTCGTCGGTACCGTCGCCCCAATCAGCAATGATGGCGGCGATGCAACCGGGCTTGATCAGCTGTGAAAGGGGCTGGCCCTGGTACTTTGCATTGTAGACGGTGAAGGAAAGCCGCATGGAAATCTCTCCCTCGCCTTCTTCCCAGCCCAAGTCTTCCGCCGCTCTGGAGATATCCAGTTGTGTACCGTCCTCCAGGATAGCCACGAGCTTATAGGTCAGCTTTCGGATGTCGATCATGGCGCCCTCCTTACGCGGGAAGCGTGAACGTCTGACCGGGGTAAATCAGATTCGGATTGCTGCCGATGGTGTCCTTGTTCAGCTCATACAGCTCCTTATAGCGGCTTCCGTCCCCCAGAAACTTCTTGGCGATATTCCACAGATTGTCGCCCTTTTTCACGGTGTAAGTCGTGGCTGCCGCCGCTGCAGGCTCCGGCCGTGTGGCTGTGGTACCGTTTTCATTGGTCTTGGCGCTGGGCATGATGTTCAGCTCCGATGTGGTGTAAATCTTGATCTCCTTGTTCTCAATGAAGGTCACATCGTAGGACACATCGCCGCAGCCGCCGGTGGGCGTCCCGGTGTAGTCGCTGACCATGACCTCATGATTGATCCAGGTTTCGGTGATCATCAGAATCAGGACCGTCCCGTTCTTGCGCCACCGCTCGAAGATGCTCTCCATCTCCTTGGGGGCTTTCCAGTGGTGTGCCTTGATGAAGCTGGCTGTTTTCCGGCTCTCGCCGGGGAAGGTGCCGCTCCAGGAGAACGAAAGGAGCTTCGTTCCCCTGGGGAGCTTCACCTCGCCCACGTTGATAATGTCATAGCTTTGGAACTTGGCACTGCCCTTGTGCTTCACCTTTTCTGGCAGCATAGCGAGGGCGATACGGGTTCCGGTTTCTTTCTCGGTGATGTAAACGTCCACTTATGTGCCTCCTCTCACCGGCATATTGGCAAACACACGGGCCAGCCGCTCCGCCAGCTCGTCGCTAATATCGTCCACCATCTCTTTGATGTGGGCCTTGATGATGGCGATGATGGTATTCTCGTCCATCCCGCTCTCCTGAGCTTCAACGACAAAGCTCGGACTCATCTGAAGCTGGATTTCTATCTTGGCAGGGACTCCACCGCTGTTGCCGCTGGGGGTGATGGGAATTTCTGTATCCTCGGTTTCCCCGACGATCCCACCGTCTGCATAGGGGCGTACACCCAGGGCCTGCCCGGTCTGCTCCCAGAGATCAATACCGCGGCCTCGCTTGGAAGGGGAGAGGGGGATGATGCTCTCAGCTCCAGCTTCAGCCACAATGCCCATGTGCGGCTTCGTCATAATGCCGCCCCAGGCGTGGGGAGTTGGTGCAGTGGCATCCGAATAGCCGGAGCTGAAGGCGCCTTTTATGCTGTCCCATACGCCCCCAAAGAAGCCGGAGATTTTCTCCCCGATGCCGCCCCAGAAGTTGTTCCATTTCTCTGGCAGGGTTTCTGTGAAAAAGGTCTTTGCGCTGGTGAGGCTGTTGTCAATCCAAGTTGGGATCGTTTCTGTGAAAAAGTTCCCAATTCCGGTCCAGAACTCCGTCCACTTCGTGGGCAAGGTCTCAGTGAAAAATGTCACCGCACCAGCTTTCACGTCCTCCCACCAAGCAGGGATGGTTTCGGTGAAAAACACGCCGATGCCATCCCAGAACTCCGTCCACTTTTGCGGGATGGTGACTGTGAAGAAGTTGACAGCACCCGTTTTGACGCTTTCCCACCAAGCCGGGATACTTTCAGTGAAGAAGTTTCCGACACCTGTCCAGAACTCCCCCCATTTCGCGGGGAGCGTTTCTGTAAAGAATGTGGTCACCTTGCCAGCAGCAAAGCCCAAGGCATAAGGGACGGTTTCCGTGAAGAAATTTCCAACACCGTCCCAGAACTCGCCCCACTTGGTGGGCAGGGTTTCTGTGAAGAAGCCGCTGACGGCTACACCCATGTTGTTGAGCCAGCCGCCCTCGTCCAATGCGTCGGATAGTGCCTGGCCGATCTTGTCTCCGAAGCCGAGGGCCCCCAGGCCGCCCAGACCGGCCCCCACAAGGGCCCCGACGCCTGTGCCGATAACAGGCACGACCGAGCCAACGGCGGCCCCTGCAGCCGCTCCTGCGCCGACCATGCCTATCTTGGAGCCACCAGTCGCATAAGCGGTCTGCGCTTCTTTACCGCTTGCCTTAGTGCCCCTGAAAATATCAATGAGTCCGCTGATGATGCCAGCGCCGCCCAACAGGCCGCCTCCGATGGCCGCTGTGCCTGCCGCCGCCGCGCCTGCGGCCGTGGTTGCCCCGGAGCCCAAGGCCCCGCCTACGCCGCCCAGAGTGCCGCCTACGCCGCCGTTGACAGCGAGCAGCGTTCCGTCTGCGCCTACGACAGAGGAGCTGGAGCCGAGCTGGAGGAACTTACCCAACCAACCAGTGGCCGAGGTCAGCCCGCCAGCCGCCGCTGCTCCCCCTGCACTTCCTGCACCGGGCAGAGCCGGGAGATTGTTCCTAGCCGCGCCAGGCAGGGCAGGGAGGCCGCTTCCAGCTGCGTTTGTCGCCGCCCTTCCGGCAGCATTGCCCAGGCCGCTTGCGCTGAGGTTCACAACGCCGGCCGTGACATTCATCGTCGCCGTGGTGTAGCTGCTTCCAACAGCCCCAGCCACGCCAGAGCCTTTCCCAAGAATGCCTTGGATGGTTCCAATAAATCCCTGGGCTTTTTTGACGCCGCTGGCCACGCCGCCGATCAGCTTACCGCCGAGGACAAGGCCCAGTGCGGCAACAGTGCCTTTGTGCTCACTGGCCCAATCCTTCAGGGCTGTGGTGATCTGCTCGGTGTCGAATCCGCTCTTGAAGCCTTCAATGAAAGAAGCCCCAATGTCCTTTCCGTCTGAAATGACGCCGCCCGTGTCGATGCCCAGGAGGGCAAGCAGGCCGGCAGTGATGCCGCTGCCTATGGTCTGGCCCAAATCGCCCACAAGCGTAGTTACCTTCGCCTTACCGGATCCACTCCACCATTCGCTGAAAGGCTCCGCGATGATCTTATCCCAGGCGATTTTGATTTTGCCCCAGATGTCAGCATTGGCCCAATCTTCACCGCTCATAAATTCGCTCACGGTGTCTTTGAGCCACTTTACTTTTTCCTCAACGAAATCCAGAGCCTTTCCGGCCGCTTTTTCAACGTCCGGCATTTTGCTCGTGATGAACTGCACGAACTGGCGCATATAGGGATTCAGGCGCTCACCAATGGATATCTTCACGCCCTCTACCGCGCTCTGCAGCAAAGTCATATCACCCGCCAGGTTGTCGAGCATAGTGTCAGCCATCGCTGCCGCAGCGCCGTCGCAATTCTCGATAGCCTCGGTCAGCTTCGTGTAGTCCGCTTCGGTGGCATTCAGCATAGCCAGCAAGCCAGCCTGGGCCCTCTGTCCTGCCACAGTGTTGGCGAAGTTGATCTTCTGCTCCTGCGTCATATTCTTGGTGGCTGCCCGCAGGTCCTTCAGAACGTCGCCGTAGGCCCTGGCACTGCCATCGGACTTGTAGAAGCTGATGCCCAATTCCTCTATCGCGTCCCTTGCGCCGTTGGTGTTCGTGCCGAGGCGCGTGAAGATGGAGTTGAGCTCTGTACCGGCTTGGGATGCTTTGATTCCCGCATTGGCCATAAGGCCGATTCCGAGGGCGACGTCTTCAATGCTGTACCCCAGGGCCCCGGACGCGGCCCCGACGTACTTGAAGGTTTCGCCCATCATGCTAACGTTGGTATTTGCGTTGGATGAAGCAACCGCCAATACGTCAGCGAAGCGGCCACTATCCTTTGCGGTCATCCCAAAGGCAGTCAGGGCATCGGTTACGATATCGCTGGTGGTCGCCAGGTCCTCCCCAGACGCCGCAGCTAAGGACATAATGCCCTCGATGCCGTTCAGCATATCCTCGGTTTTCCAGCCAGCCATCGCCATATAGGTGAAGGCATCGCCAGCCTCGGAGGCTGTGAATTTGGTTGTGGCACCCATCTCTTTTGCCTTGGCGTTCAGATCCATCATCTGTTCTGCCGTAGCCCCGCTAATTGCCTTTACCTGGCTCATAGTCGCCTCAAAGGTAGAGTAGGTGTCGATGGTGTCTTTAAGGCCGACGCTGATTCCCAGAATAGCGCCGGCCTGCAATATCGGGTTCTTCAGGATGTTGATGATCCCCCGTAAGGGAGCGGTGGCTTTGTCCACGACGCTCATGGTGACACGCCAGGCTTTCCCAGCCAGCCCCCTCACAGCTCCAGTGATGGTTCCGACCACAGAGGACACTTTATCAATGGCCTCAAGGGCAACCTGGAACTTGGAGCGGTTCATTTTATCCAGTCTGGCCTGAGTCTGCTGCACCGCCTTGTCAAAAGCGTTAATTTTCTTGGTAGCGTTGCTTGCTCCCGGGTCTGTCTGATCCTCCACCACAACGGGGATCTCAATCCGATAGGTTTCAGCCGCCATCAGATTCCCCCCTTCCGTTGGTTTCGGCGGCTATTTGTGCCCGCATGGATGCCAGCATGAACACGCTGGTTCCGGGGCAGCTCATAGCCTCCTCAATGGAGCAAAAGCCAGCGGCGGCGGCCCACGCCTCAAAGCCCACCCGCTGGAGAATGTGGTGCAAGAGCGTTGTTCTGCCGCCGGCCTCGATTAGTTTTTTACCGTGTCCTCCTCCAGAGCGCTGTAGCCACTGATCTTATCGATGAGGTCAAGCACAGCGTCCTTCTCGCCGCTTTTCAGAACACGGTCGATCAGATCCACGGCGGTCAACACATCCAGCTCGCGCCATGCAGCCCTGTTGTCCCACACCTTTTCCCGGTCCTCCTGGACCGTGGCCGTGTAGATGATCAGGCTGCGGTAACGCTCGGTGTCGGTTTTCTCAGGAATCCTGATGCCAAACTGCTTATTGCGCTTATAGGTCGTGTACTTTTCCTTGCACTTGTTGTACTCAGCCTCGGAGAGCGGCCGGATACGGAAACGGAAAAACACGGTGCCATTCCGGGCGATTTCCACAGGATGGATTTCGTCCTCATCCTCCCGGAAGTTCGCGGCCGCCAGGAGGCCGCCCAGGATGTCGTTCTCATAGGTGCGGAGGAATTCCTGCTGTTCCTCCGGGGTCGGGGCCACATCCTCGCCCTCAGTGCCGATGCCGATAGGCTCTTTCGCCATATTGCTGTCCTCCTGTTTTCAAAGAATCAGCCGCACCGACATACCAGACGGTGCGGCTGTGTTTGGTAGTTTTCTTACGCGCCGAGCAGAGCCTGAAGCTCCGGGGGCTCGTTGACAAACAGGCTCCACGCCCGCTTGATGGTGTCGCCAACGGAAAGGTTCTGAAGGTCAATGTCGCCGCTGGGCACACACTGGCGATAGTTCATGCGCTGATAGGTTCCGTCCCGGCCTCTGATAGCGCCCTGGAAGTTCCAGTCGGGCATGAAGCCATTAGCCATGCCGTCAAAGAGCTCCTGAATGAAGCGCTCGTCGGAGATCACGGTCTCTGTGAAGGTGAGGGTCACGTTGTAGCCAGTGAATACTTCGTGCTCCTGAGCATCGCCCAGCGGCTGGTACTTGGCGTTGGTGACGCTCACCTTGGTCTGGAATGTCTCAATGGTCGCCAGCAGGGTGCCGTCCTCCGCAAAAAGGGCGCCATCCTTACCAGACAGCACCTTGCGGACATCGACAGGCCCCCTGTTGTTGAACATTCCCTGTTTAGCCGTAGCCATGGTTCATCCTCCTCCCTTATTCGCTGGTCTCGGGGGCGAAGCGGTAGCGGTACAGCAGATAGACGAACTCAATGCTGTCGATATCGTCCACGGCGATGATGAACCATGCGCTGTCGCCCTCGGGCGGGTTGCTGGCATCTTCCATCATGTAGCCGCCGTCCAGGAGCTTGCCCTCTCGGAACATGAGCTTGATTAGCTTGTTGCCGGCGGCAATCACAGTGGCTCGGCCGTCCGGATCATTGTTTGCCTTGCCGATGATCTTCTCCAGGGTGTTGTCCATCCGTTGCATCAGCTCAAAACGAGTCTTGACGCGGCGGATTTTTTTCCAGCCCTCGTCCTGCTCCGCATTGGGGGTGATGAGGGTGTTGATACCCTGCTCGATCCACACCTGGCCGTCATTGTTCTTGGTAAGGACGA